ATTGCTGCTTTTTCTTTATTAAAAATATCTAAACCATTAAATCCACCCTGCATCAAACAACGGAATTTAAGATATTTAACATTTCTTCCAGACTTAGCAGCTTCACCTAATGCAATAAAAGTCTTACTAGAAGGTGCTGTACCAGATCTAGAATACTCAGCCTTCGACCAGTCAATGCTTGATGAATCTGGGACCGCAATCTTTTCCAAAGAAAAAGCCTCTGCTGAGTCCTTACCAAATGTAGCATTAACACCATCAGTCATATCAGGCCAGAATTTTGTCCAAGATTGAATACTTGAATTAAATCTAATCTCACTTGTTTCGTTATTTTCTCCAGCTGTCTTTTTCTTGGCAAACTTAATCCCCCAAGAAAGCGCCTCAGATGCTTCAAACGATTCACCAGATGCTCTAGTTATTGTCTTAACAAACGGTAAAGGTAAAACCTCAAGTCCGTCAAAAATATCATCTGCAAGTAATTTCGTAGAACCACCGGCATGAGCGCCTTGTTCATTAAACAAGCCTGTAATCGCTGTATTTAAAGTTCTATATCCTTCAAAAGCACAAGGCAAAGAACTACTAGGAATTTCGCCACTCTTAACAAGCTCTGATAATTCTACTCTTACATAATTGTTCTTTACTTCAAAATCACCTTCTTCAACAAGTCGCTGCTTACTAGCTGCTCTATCAAAGTCGTAATACATATGCTTATCACCGATAACTCTACCAATAAAGTTTTTGCTATCTGGATCAAAACTTAAACGCTTCCACGTAATCAATCCTTCACCTGAAACTGGGTCGCTATAGAACCCTTCCAAAGTCAAATCAAAAGATCCCCAATCACCTTCATTTTCAGGCGCAATAATGTTAGAAATAAGAATTCTAAATCTATCATTTCCAGCTTCACCATCGTCTAATGAATGAAGCTTAAATAGATTATAAGACTCAGCACCAAAACTCTGTGTCTTAAACCAAGGAGACTTCGCTGTTCTAAATCTTGTATTAAAAGACTCAAAGTCAGGCTTTAGAGTTGCTGATTCTCTAGGATTTCCTGAAGAGTGTAAACAGAAGCCTACTTCTGAAATATTAGCTAAAGAACCATCTCGCTTAAGCACACCAACATCTGAGGGTGTTGAAACTCTTCTGTCAATATCCCAGTGTGCATATAAATAATGCCCACGAGATTCAATTTGCGCTGGATCTGTATTTAAAACTTTCGCAAAATAGTTAACACTTTCAGGATCAAATGAACATGCCAAAACGCTTGGTTCTTCTTCGCTCTTAAAACCATTTAAAACTAAAGCAAACGATTGATCAGAAGAAATGCTACCAATTTCATAACCTGCAATTTGCGCTGCATTTGCACCAAAACTTCTAAGTGTAGTATCATTAAGCGTTACTTTTTGCTTATGTCTTTCTGTTGATAATGCGTTATAAGCAGCATCACTTTGTTCCATAGCAGGAATAACACCTTGAGGCGACATTAACAAACCTCTAATTACAGGTCGAGCAGCACCGCCACCTTGTTCAAATGCTGTAGATTTCTGTCCTACATTACCAACTAATCTATCACCATCTGGATTTGTTACTACTGCTCTATCACCCATCTTAATTGCTGAAGTTAGCTTGTGAACTAAAGAGATATTTTGCAATTGCTTAAATTCAATAGCATCTTCGTCTGGAAGAACGTCTACAGATGACGCACTAAATCCATCAAGACCTCCAGAAAAGTTCGCAGGTATTGTAAAATCTGCATCTAAGTTATCTGTAACTGTTGTGTTTCCTTCAAAGCCTGCTACTTGAGTTATAGTTAAAGTTTGTGGACCATTTGCAGACATATTCACAGCACTTCCAGTTGCGAGTAATTTACCTGCATGATCACCATTGTTTATTGCATCTCTTAATTGATTTAGGACAAAGCCACGTGAAGAGATAGTTTGGATGCCTACTGCAATGCCGGTAGCATCTGCAGTTAAACTGGCGGTAGCATTTGTATCAGAAGATACTTCTTCGCCTTGCTGGAGCTCATCACCGGTTGCTGCACCGGCATTTACCGTGTCTGTCAGAATGTAATCAACTATTGTGCCGTCGTGACTTGTTAAAGTTATTTTTGTACCTGCTGCATATCCGGGACCAGCTTTACCAGCGTCACCATCAGTAACACTTATTTCTAACGTCGCTGCAACAGCTGCAAGTGCGCCGCCTCTTCCAAGATTAGCATCAGTACCAACAATTGTGTCATAAAGGTTGTAAAGTGTTCTTTCAACATCATCATCTGCTATTTTAACAAGAACTTTACCTCCACCTGCATCATTACCATTAACGCCTGAATCATTAAAGATAAATGTCTTTGTTACAACTGTTGGTGTATCTGGATCTGTAACAACTTCAATTTCAATTTCTTCACCGTCAACAGGTTGTCCACTTAATGTTAACTTAAATGACGCAACAGAACCATCAGCGCCATTAGCAAATTTTCCTGATTGGTTAGCACCTGTTGATGTTAGAGTTAGGGAATCACCATTATTAGCCGCAGCTTCAACAGATAACTTTGTATCTGTTACTGATACGACAACATCACAACCTGATGCACCTCCAGAAGCTGCACCGCCATTAACTTGTGTTACTCGAAGTTGTGTATTATTATTAAATAACTCTGCAACAAGTAGACCTGATGTGTTTAAAAGAGAACCGCCATTATTCGCTGCTGGTCTGTTAATTGCTGCTGTTAAGTTTTGAAGTGTCTCTTCTTTCGAGTCAGCAATATGAATAGAACAAGCAGACACACTAGTCGCGCTAAATCTATCAGCAACATTATCAGAAGCTGCATCCGATGCTAAATTAGCAGTAACAAATTTAAATGTTACAGGCTTATTAGCACTAATTGTGCCGGCACCGTCGTTTGATAAACCGTCCAATAAAATTGTTGAATTATTAGTTGGTAAATCAGTAATTGTTATAACACATTGTCCAGCCACATCTCCTGTAATTCCTAAAACATAATCTTGTGAAGAATTAGAAGATGTTTGCTCATTAACAGTTATATCATTAATGTCTCCACCTGTAGGATTAAACTGGTAAGCTATAACAGTATTACCTGCTTCACCCTCTACTTTTTGCAAAATCTCTATTGTATGCGGGTCAGTATTAGCGTTATCACCTTCAGAAGATATTGTAGGAACAATATCATAACCGTTATCATTGCCCTCAATTGCAGTCTTAAGCGCTGTCACAGTTGCATCAACATTAGCGCCTTGATTAACAGCAATTGCGCCTACAATAGACACCGCGGCGCCGCCTGTAAATTCAAATGTCTCCGTAAAAGATTGCGAAGCATTACTAGGGTTAATAAACTTTAAAACTATAAAGTCGCCATTCGTAGGTAGATTAGCAAATCTAATTTGTGCTTTAGCTTGTGCTGTTGAAGTTTGTACGCCTGCATCTTGTAAGAATGTGCTGCCGCTAGTGTCTTTCATAAAGCAGCCTAAAAAGTGAGTTCTTGCTGCTTCCGTTGCTTGATCTAACTCAGCTGGGTCTAAATACGCATGCTGGTTGTCTTGAAGTTTGTTGTCATTATCGTATGAAATTTTATTACCAACGACAAAACCAGCACCTGCAACTGTTTTATCGTCGTTCATTCGACCTTCTGATGAGCCTATGCCTAATGTGCGAACAAAAGTGCCGGCTTGAGCGTTTCTCATCCACTCATTAAGAGCAAGTGGACCAAAACGATTTGCATTACTTTCTTTGCTAATTTCACTCATTGAGCCAAAGACTTCACCAAACTTTTGCATATTTGCAAATGTCTTAGGGACAAATGCAGGACCTCGCTTAGCAGGGCCAACAACAGCTGCAGGGACACCTTGAGGCAGTTGCTCTGGGTCTCTGACTTGTGATAAATCTATTTCTTTGAGAGTTACTCTTGCTGAGCCTTGTCCAGCCATATCTATATTCTCCTGTTTAATTTATTTCTTATAACTATATATTAAGGAAATTCAACACCTGCATTTGTAATTACAAAATCAATTGCAATAAATTCAACTGCTCGAGTTGGCACAATAATAATTTTACCATTCAGCCTGTTATTATCAACATCTTCATCAGAGTTATTTGTGCTATCCATCACAACTCTAAAGTCCTCGATACCTTGATCAAGCTGTATTGTTGCTAAGCTAGAACTTGCTCTTGAAATGAAATTATCACGTGTCGCTTTATTGTTTTGCGCAAATAAAAGTACTTGAGCAATAAGTCCAATTTGTCTCTTAATTTCCAAAACAAGTCTTCTTACGTTAACTCTATCAAGAGCAGTTCTTGCCAACTGTGATGTCTTTTGTCCAAAAATAACGAATTGCTTGTTTGGGAAATTTGCAATAGGATTAATGCGAGCCTCATAAAGAGTATCACGATCCTCTGCGTTTAACCTTAC